CGCGCGCATTCTGGCAGCGCAAGTGAACGATGCAAATGTGGCAGCGCGTGCGCTGGCTGCAGCCAAGAAAGTGGGCGAATGATGAAAGTCATCTACAAATACCCGCTAGAAATCACCGACACGCAAGCTGTGAACATGCCACACGGTGCGCAACTGCTTAGTGTGCAAAAACAGAATGGCGAACTGTGTCTGTGGGCGCTGGTCGATACCGCGCAACCGACCGCACCGCGTCAGATCGTCATCGTCGGGACCGGCAACCCAATTCAAAACCCTGGCACTTATGTCGACAGCGTGCAGATGGAAAATGAGTGGGGCGTCTTGGTCTGGCACATCTTCGACCGGGGCTTGATCCCGATCGGCGGTTAACAGGCAGTTCCGTAAATTTGCCTGCAAGATCAGTCGTCACTGATCTATAATAAGGGTGCTGAACGACGAAAGTCTAAAGGCACCTAACCTACACACCTACGAAAGCCAAAACCATGACTCCGCAAGAAAAACTGATGGCCCTGATGGCCGCAAAAAAAGCCTCGATGAAGAAGGTCGAAAAAACCTCGAAGATCGAACCGGGCGAGAACCGTATCGTTCTGCTGCCAGGCTGGCGCGGCGAGGAAGACCCGACTTGGTGGCATGACTTCGGTCAGCACTTCATCAAGGACGCTGCGGGTCAGATTCAAGCTGTCTACCTCTGCACCAACGCCACGTTTGAAAAAGAATGTGATGTGTGCAAGGCGCTCGGCGCTGCGGGTCGTGCCGCGGCTGACGATGATGTCAGCAAAGTGCTGGAAGAAGCGCGCGCTTCGAAGTCGGTGCTGATCAACGCGCTGCACCTGGACAGCAAAGAGCCGAACACCCCGAAGATCACCGAGATCAAACGCGGCGTGTTCGAACAACTGGTGGACATCTGCACCGAGTACGAAGGCAAACCGCTGGACCCGAACGGTGCGATCATCATCAAGATCACCCGCGACGGCAAAGGTCTGAACACCAAGTACACGGCAATGCCAACCGCCAAGACCATGAAGATCGATGCCGCGATCCTGGGCAAGCTGAACAACCTGGACGAATACGTCAAGCAGGAATCGGAAGAAAACCTGCGTCGTGCAATCGGTGCGGTCAATTCTGTTGCTGGTCTGGCGGCGCCTGTGGCTTCGACCGGTTCCTCGGCTGCGCGTCTTGCTGCACCGGCTCCTGCTGACGATCTGGACGATCTGCCGGCACCAACGACCACGAAGTCGACGGCGCCGGCGCTCGATGACGATATCGACGATCTGCTTGCTGACCTGCCGGACTAATCCTCGGTAGTCAGTATAGGGCCAGCATCGTGCTGGCCCTTTTTCTTCGGAGAGCAGAAAATGAAACACACGTCCATCATCGACGCGAACAGCGTCGGTCGCGCCGCGCACAGCGGTGCAAAACTCAAGGCTGCGGGTATGGAGACCCAAGCCGCTTTCAACTTCATTCGTGGTCTGGTTGACCTCAAGCGCACCACGCCGCATACGGTGCCGCTGGTGCTGTGGGATAACCGCGCTGACTGGCGCTACGCCCTGCACCCGGACTACAAGAGCAATCGCGAGAATGACCCGCAAAAGGTCGCAGAAGCCGAGTCGTACAAGAAAATGCGTCCGTACATTGGTCGCATGCTGCAACACCTTGGCGTGCGTCAGGTAAGCGCTACCGGCTACGAGGCTGACGATCTGGCAGGCTTCTTCGTCGAGCGCATGCGCAAAGACCAAAACATGGAAGTTGAACTCGTCACTGGCGATCGTGACTGGTTGCAACTGGTCGGCGGCAATGTAAGCTGGCGTGACCATCGCAATGACGCCATCGTCAATTCCGAGAACTTCTACGTCAAGACCGGCTGCAAAACCCCCTTCGCTTTTCTTGAAACCAAGATTCTGACCGGCGATACCTCTGACTGTATTTCGGGTGTCGGTGGCCTGGGCGAAAAGGGCGCGCCAGAATTCATCGCTGAGTTCGGGAGCATGCGCAACTTCTGGATGATGTGCGCGAAGGGTGACCATGTACCAAAGGGTAAAACGCAACAGCGCTTGCTCGGCGCATGCCCGTTGACTCTGGAAGAATGGATGCGCGACTACCCTGGCGACCCTGATGACGCGAAGGCGGTCAAGAAGTTTGCCGATACCTGGCCCGGTCAAGGTCGCGTGCTGTACAAGCGCAACTTCCAACTGATGCAACTGCTGCGGGTGACACCACCGAGCAAAGCCAGCATTCAAATCATCCCTGGCGCGTTCGACAAACAAGGCTTTGCCCAAGTGTGTGAAGAACTGGCATTTACCAGCATCTTGCGCAGCCTGGACGGCTTCGTAAAACCATTTCAGAACTAAGGACAAGTATGACCAATGTGTATGCACGCCCCAAGATCAAGGGCAGCGTGGACGATCTGATCGACCAGTTTGACAAAACCCTCGGCGGCAATGATGAATCGGCTACTGTGACCGACTTCATCGACACCGGCTACTGGCCACTGAACTATGCGCTCACTGGCTCGTATGAGCTTGGTCTGCCACAAGGTCGACTGATCGAAATGTTCGGCGGTAGCTCGACCGGTAAGACGGCCCTGGCGACGAACTGGATGGCTCAGGCACAGCAAATGGGCGGCGTAGCGGCGTTTCGTGATTGGGAACGCTCTTTCAGCCAGTTAGTTGCATCCGAAGGCTTCGGTCTCGATCTGACGCCGCCGTACTGGTCGTACAAGAAGCCGCGGACCTGGGAAGAAGGCAACATGCAAGCGGTCGCGTATGCGCGGTGGGTGCGTGAGAAGGGCATCATTCATGAAAAGGCGCCAATTCTGATCGTGATGGACTCGATCGCCTCGGCGGTGCCGGCGTCGTCTGCCGGTAAGAACATGGACGAACTGACCATGAACGACACTACCGCCCTGGCGCGCGTGACCTCGACCACGCTCAAGTCAATGGCGATCGCGGCTGAAGATTACAACGCCACGTTCTTGTACCTGAACCAGATTCGCACCAAGCCTGGCGTGGTCTACGGCGATCCACGCACCACACCGGGCGGTGTTGCCATGGAGTTCTATTCGACCTGTCGTCTGGCGCTTGGTCGTCAAAAGGTCATGAAACAGGTGGATGGTCAGAAAGAGTTCGTCGGTCAGAACATCGATATCCAGTGTGTCAAGTCGAAGCTGACTAAGCCATTCAAAGAATGCACCCTGCGCATGTCGTTCACCGAAGCTGGTATCGCCTTCTTCGACAAGGAACTGTCGACCATCGAAACCCTGGCCGGCATGGGCAAGATCGCCGTACCAAGTAAAGGGTGGGTTGAATGGGAAGGCAAGCGCATCGCACCTTCGGCCCTGGCGCAGCGCGTGCGTGATGAAAAACTGCAGCCTGTACTGAACAAGCTGTTCTTGACGTAATCATCCAGCGCACTTCCTCGTACCGCGATAGAAAATGATGTCTCTGTTTTCTATCACGGTGTGAGGTTGCGAATGCGCGAATTGAGGTCATCATGGATATCGGAATGAATGACACCCTGCCCTGGGGCCAATACAAGGGCAAAAAGATCGAGCAAATCGCTAAAGAGGATATGCCGTATCTAGTGTGGCTGCGTGACGCGCGTGCAGTCGGTGACAAAGTCAAAGGCTACGAGCCGCAGATCAAATTCTTTTCGCGCGAAGTGCTGGAATTGATTAACAAAGAATTGGCAAGTCCTGCGAACAAGAAGTGGAGCAACAAGTACCTGGAATGGGACTTGGATGGCTTGTTTGGAGAAGATACCTCGGGCGGTGCGATGCCGAAGAAGGATGAAATTCTGACCGAAATCAAGATGCAGGAAACCTACGAACAGCAGTGGGGTTCCTTTTAACCGCGCCGACCGGTCGTCGGCACACAACTAGGGAAGTATCATGATCGGACGTATCAAAGCGTACATGCAACGTCGCAAAGAGCAGAAAAAGAAGGTCGAAGCGCCAAAAGTGGAAGTCGACGATGTTGTTGACGGCTATGAAGGCTTTACCGACTTCATGCGCATACCGGAATCGCCGATTCCGAAAACACCTGTCGCGGTCAATCGGGTCATCGAAGACGACGCGGCTTTGCCACCGCCGGCGCGTCGTGTCGAGCCGGACAATTGGGAACGACACGCTGAAGCGCATACGCCAAGCCGCGCATACGATGACAGCGCAAGTCGCTCGTCCAGTTCGTATTCCAGCCCATCGTATGACAGCAGTCCATCGTACAGTTCTTCCTATAGCAGTGATTCGGGTAGCTGCGGTGGCGGTGACTCGGGCGGTGGTAGCTGCGGAGGCGGCGACTGATGTCGCGGACCCGACATACCGTCTTGGGCGCGTTTCACGGCGTGTTCTATGACTTACCGTCGGGTCGTCGAATGTACCTGGCGCATCGAAAGAAGCGCCAGTTGGTCAAGAATTGCTGGATGATGGAAGTATCGGTGCTAGAGAAGTGTCGCGCCGAAGGTGTTGATGCCATTGGCGTCATGATCCAGCATGAGGGCAAGCGGCTAGTGTGGCTCACCCACATTGATGACTGGTTCGGCCCCAACAGTACGTTTAAGTTCGACACCACGAAAAAGCGTGTGCTGCCGGCAAAGTTGTTTCGCATAGACCCTGCCAAAAGCGAAAAGGTCATTGCGCGCATTATCAAGCTACGGTAAGTGCCAGACCCGATCCTGTGATCGGGTTTTACAATGCAATGTGACATAAGTCACGAATGACATAGGAGAAATACATGAAGCCTTATGGTGTTATCAGTGACACTCACCATCACAATTGGAGCGCCTTTGCGGTAACGCTCGCAACTGGCATCAACAGTCGGCTGCAACAGATTCTTGACGAAACGATGCGCTGCGCCAAAGCGGTCAAGGACGCTGGCGGTGACACCATTTACCACGGCGGCGACCTGTTTCACGTTCGTGGCAGTATCGCGCCCTCGGTACTGAACCCGACCATGGACACCTACAAGAAAATTCTGGACATGGGCATCAAGATCGTCATCAACGCTGGCAACCATGATCTTGAAGGCAAAGAGTCGAGCCGGTTGTCGTCTGCCATCACTGCGCTTGAAGGCATCGGCTGCAGCGTGGTCAACGAGCCAGACTATGCGCACTATGACGACATGGTCATCATCCCTTGGATTCAAAACCTGACCAAGCTGCGCGAAGCCATCGAGCATGTTGACCCTGTTGATCGTCCGCTTTGTGACTTGCTGCTGCACGCGCCAATGGATGGCGTCATCGTCGGCATTCCTGATCATGGTCTCGATCCAGCCTGGCTTGCCGGCTTGGGTTACCGTCGTGTGTTCTGCGGTCACTATCATCATCACAAGGAGGCGGCGCCAAATGTGTTTTCGATCGGCAGCTTGACCCCGCAAACCTGGGGCGACATCGGTGCCAAAGCCGGGTTCTTGATCGTCACCGAGAAAGAGGTCAAGTGGCACGCTAGTCATGCGCCCTCGTTCGTTGAGATCGACGCATCGACCGACCCGGCAGAGGTTCCCTTGATTGTTGACGGCAACTATGTGCGCGCCAAGATCAACTCGACCAAGCATAGCGACACCGAAACGGCGCGTGGCTACCTCAATTCGTGCAATGCCGCCGGCGTGACCATCATTCCAATCGCCGTTTCGGCAGGCACTTCAGCCAGGGCTGGCAGCGGCGCCGCGGTCATGACTACCGGCAGTTCGACCAGTGAGTCGATCGGCAACTTCATCAACCTGAAGACCTACCCAAATGCGCCGGCACTGAACGCGCTGTGTCTGGACATTCTCAACACCGCAAGGAGCGTGTAATGAGCATTCTATGCGCTCTGTTCGGTCACAAGCCGCGTCAGCACGATTACTCGGGCGGCGAGTATATGCGTGTCAATGTTGGCGCGACGGACGGTATTGGCCGGGTTCACGCCACTCTGTACGCAAAATGCGCCCGGTGCGAAGAAGAATACCGCGCAGGGCAGATTCACGTGCCAAAGATCAAATGGGAGCCAGCTTTCACAGCCGAGTTGCAAGCGCGGCGCTATGTCGCCTGGCGTGACGCGTTGGTTTCGGAAGACCCTAAATTCATCGACCTCATGCAAGATGGTCTGCCTTTGGAAGTTGGCGCGATTCGTACACCAACTGCCGAAGAATGGGATGCGGCGATTGATCACGCTATCGCTAAAAAGGAGAAATCATGATCACGATTCCGAAAGACGTACTGCGGCGCTGTATTGAAGCGCTGCGCGACAAAGCGAAAACTGACGCGGCGGCAAGTCAAGAGCCGTATCTGTACACCAAACAAGAAACGCAAGAGTGGAGTGACGCCGCAGTTATCGAAGCTGCGCTGCGCACCGCCGGCACACTGCGTACGGAAATCACACCAAGGGAAGAAAAATAATGCAATTTCCAGAACTGGTCATCGAAAACTTTCTCACCATCGGCCGCGCCGTACTACAACTGGACAGCCGCGGCTTGCTGCTGATTCAGGGCGTGAACGAAAGCGACACCTCGGCATCGTCGAACGGCGCCGGAAAAAGCTCGATCATGGACGGTTTGTGCTGGTGCTTCTACGGCGAGACCGCGCGCGGCGTATCGGGCGACAAGGTTGTCAACAATAAGATCAAGAAGGATTGCATGGTCGCGTGCAAGGTGATTGACGAGAATATGGAATATTCCGTCGCTCGCTATCGCAAGCATGCTGTTGGCAAAAACTCCCTGATCGTCAGTCAACTTGACACCACGACCGGCGTTCGCACGGACTTGACCAAGGGCACCGACAAAGAGACCCAGGAAGTCGTCACGAAGATTCTCGGCTGCTCGCTGGAAGTGTTCATGGGCGCGATCTACGCCGGTCAAGAGGCGATGCCCGACCTTCCCGGCATGACTGACAAGAACCTCAAGCTGCTGGTGGAAGAAGCGGCCGGCACCGAAGAATTGGCTGACGCGTATGGCGAGGCGCGCACCCGGGCGCTCAAGGTTGAAGCTGAATACAACGTCGCGGCAACGCACGCTAAATCAACCGCGCAGCGTGTTGACGACGCCACGAAAGAACTGATCGATGCCGAGGAACAGGTCAAGCTGTTCGACGCTAATCGCAAGGTGCGTGCGCGCGCCAAACTCGAGCCAGTCGTCAGCGAGCAAGCGCGCATTACTGACCGTACCAGCACTCTCGCCGGCTGTCTGACCGAGGAATACCTCAACAAAGAACTGGCGAAGCTGCAAGTCCAGATTGACGGTCGCAAGGGTGAAGAACTCAAGCTCAAGGCGCTGCAAGCCGAAGAACGCGCGCTCGGTGAAAAGGAAACGCGCTTCCGTCAATCGGTCGAACAATTGAAGGGCGCCGTTGAACTGGCAAAGAAAAACCTGGCCGATGTCGACAAACAGGTTGGCAAGCCGTGCGGTGA